TTTACCTGAGTTTTTCTTAAAGAAGATCTTCAAAGGTGTAAAAAGAGCTTTGTCCGGTGTTGGCAAGGTGTTGAAAAAAGCCGCGCCTATTATTTTACCTATTGCTTTGGCAATGACCCCACTTGGGCCTGTATATGGCGCGGCACTTGGTTCTGGTATTGGCACCTTGGCTCAAGGCGGCAGCATGAAAGACGCTTTCAAATCTGCATTGATTGCAGGAGCGTCTGGCGCGGTGTTTGCAGGAGCTAGCGCTAAACTTGGGGGCACAGGGACTTTTGGAGAAGGTGTAAGCAAGGCCTTCGCGGACCCCGGTGCACGGCTCTCGCAGACACTTTCAGGAGCGGGCCAGACCTTGAGTGGTCAAGGGTTCACTGGTCAGGGCAAGTTGTTTAGTGAGTATGTCCCAGCAACGCCGTCTTCCGCTACAATGGCCGGGCAAACGCCAGCGGCGCAGAAGCAGGCAGCTACACAGCTTTCGGGCGGCCCGCAAACCGAAGCGGGTCAGTATATGGTAGATCAAGCAAAAGCATATGATGCGGCAAAGATGTCTCCTTATGGCCCAGACCCAATGGCTTCTACAGATGCAAGCATGTTTACGTCTGGCGTCTCCGCAGATCCAACGGTTCCTACAGACGCAAGTATGCTTACATCTACTAGCTCCTCGCCGGTAACTTCCTCGGTTCAACCGTATGAAAAAGTAGGTTTCTTTGAAAACCTATCTGAAGGCAACATAAAGGAAGCTTTCCTCCCTTCAGGACCAACCCCTGAACAAGTTGCTCTTCAACAGCAAGCCGCTTATACAGAAGCTTATAACAACGCCATGACCTTGCCGGGGATGACCGCCCCTGAGGCTAGTAAGATAGGCCTAGCGGCTATGGAAAAAGTAACAGCGTCTTCTATGGGTCCGAGCATACTTGAGGCGTATGGTCCTGCGGGGTTAGCTACGGGAGCAGGGTTATATGCGGCGGGCTTCTTTGAACCTGCTCCGGAAGAGCCGCCGGAAGAGGAAATGATCACGGGTGCACAACTGTTGGCACAAGATCCCGGTAAATATGCTCCGGGCGGCTATCAAGTGACCGCGGCCCAAGGCCCTTACACTGTAGCTACCAATTACGGTTACGCGCCACAGCCAATTCCAGCCCAGCCGCCAGTTAATCCCTTCCTTCGTCCTATCGGAGTAGCAGAGGGTGGTGAGATTTTCCCTCGCCGCGTAGGCGGTATTATGCCAGATGAAGGTATTCCGGGGCAGGATAGCGTAAGAGCCATGCTGATGCCGGGCGAGTTCGTTATGACAACAAACGCGGTAAAAGGTCTGGGTAACGGAAACAATCAGTTAGGTATTAACCGCATGTATGATATGATGCGAGGCCTAGAAGCTAAAGGGAAGGCGATGGCGTAATGGCTACCGAAACCCAAGTACAGATAGTCCGAGAAACCCCTGAGATAGAAGCCTACAAACTCGGGCTTCTGGAGTCTGCTAAAAAGCTAGCTGACCAGCCTATGACCCTGCCGACGCAGCAGGTTGCGGGCATGAGCGGCCTACAGCAACAGGCTTTAGCGTCCGCTTCTCCCGCGGCAGGTGGTATTGGCGGTTATCAACCATATCTGCAACAGGCGGGTTATTCCGTTGGGGATGCTTATCAAGCTCTAGACCCTTCTGGTATAACTCAGTTTATGAACCCTTTCCAGCAGGCTATTCAAGCTGAAATAAACCGCTCTTATGGTATTCAGGCGGCTCAAGCTGGGCTGCAAGCTGCCGGTCAGCCCGGTGGTCCAAGCGCATATGGCGGTTCACGAGCCGCGTTACAGCAAAGCGAAATAGGTAGAAACCAAGCTCAAGCTTTAGCGCAAGCGCAGGCACAAAACTTCTTGCAGGCACAACAGGCACAGTTTAAGCAGGCCGAGGCGTTAGGTACTTTGGGTCTCCGCCAAGCCGCTCTTGGTCAGCAGGCACAACAGCAAGGCCTTGCGGACATTGAAACTCAATTCCAGTTGGGTAAACAACAGCAGGCACAACAGCAGGCTGAACTTGAAGCACAACGCCAAAGCCAACTGGCTCAGATGTACGAGCCGTATCAGCGTTATGGCTTTTTGTCTGATATTTACAAAGGTGCTCCAACTAGCCAACAGACAATTACGTCAGCTACAGCGCCTAATGTTTCACCAGCCCAGCAGTACTTTGGTTTGGGTATCGCAGGCTTGTCAGCAGCGGCAGGCGCACAGAAAGCAGGGTTATTCGGATGATGAATAGAGGCGTATTAGATCGGCAGATGTTTGCAAACGGTGGGCAAGCTGTGCCTAACGAGTACAAGGGCTTTTCCAAGCTGCCTGAAGAAGTACAGATGAGAATGGACCCGGCTGCTGCTAGAAAATACCAAGAAGGCGGACCCGTCGCTCCGGCTATGGAGCAAGGCGTGGGCGCTATGATGCCTGCTCCGCAAGAAGCTGCTATTGACCCACAAATGCTTGAGCAGATGCTGGCTTCTGCGGGAGAGGGCATTCAGGATCTGGAAAGCGTCGATAACTTTGAGCAGATGATGAACAGCATCCGCGGTGACGACGCCTCTGTTGAAGAGCGCCGCGCCGAACTTGCTGGCATTGTAGGCGAAGAAGACGCCGCGCAAACACCTGAGTCTGTTTTGGCGTTGGCGCAACCCGCTATTATGATGGCTTCTGTAGACCAAGGCATTGGTGGCCTCGCCCAAGAAGAAATGTCCCAGCCAGTTCAAGGCGCGATGGCCGAGGGCATCATGTCCACGGTGGCCCCACCACAGCCCGCACCTATGGAGGCTGGGCAGCAGCCACCCGTAAATTTTAACCAAGGCGGCGTCGTCCGCCTAGCAAATGGCGGCGATCCTTTTGCTACTCTAGAAGGACGTTATGGTGAATTGGCCAGAGAGCGTATGGCTGCCCGTCAGAACTTAATGGGCGACCCGGCCGCACGTCTTCAAGAACAAAAAGATCTTACCCAAGCTCAAATGCTCTTTGACGTAGCAAATACCGCGCTTGCCTTTGCCGGACCTATGCAAGGGGAGCCAAGAGGACTGAGCACCGCGGAACGTCTAGCTAGAGCCGCGCAACAGACTCAGTTGTTGCCAACCATTAGCGCACGGGCCGCGCAACTTGGTGAGTTTAAGTCGGGTCTGGCTAAAGAGAAGCAAGCATTACAACTCGCGGCCCTCGGATCTGCGGAAACGGCACTTGCCGCTGAAGCTAAAGCAGCAGAAGACATAAAGCTGCAAGAGCTTCGTGGCGCTCAAGAGACTGCTAAGTTGGAACTAGAAAACAAGCTAGATACAGCTTTACAAACATCTCTAAAACAAATGGGTATAGACGCAGAATCAAGTCTTGAAGACAAAAAGCAGGCCAACCGTGTAGCTTTAGAAAAGGTTGAACAAGACAATAGAACAGCAATTGAACAGCTAAAAGCTACCGGCCGTCAGTCCGACCTCGTGCTTGCTAATCAACTTGAACAAGAGAATATAATTCTGCGGGGCAACATCAAGCTTGGTCAGATGGGCGTAGCTAACGAATATGACCTTGCTAAGATGGACAAAGCACATGAGCAGGCTACCGAGCTAAACACCACCAACAATGCTCTGAAAGAAAAACTATCTGGTCTGGATAGAGAGATTTCTGAGCGTCGTTTGGCGTTGGATGAGAAAAAAGCTGAAGTTGCCGCGGCACAAGGTGAGCGGAAGTTAGAACTTCAAGCAGAAGCTAACGCAATGGAAGCTGACTTGAATGCTTTCACAATGAACTACAAGACAGAAAAACTTGACCTTGAGCGGGCAGCCGCAAGACTTACACGTTTAGGCTCTAATACTGATGCACGGATCACGACGCTTGTGTCTGATCCGGAGCGTTTAGCTAAGTATGCCGCGGGCACCTTGACTCCAGAAGAAACCTTGGAGATGAACCAAGCCATTGCTTACTACAACGCGCCGAAGCAAGTTTGGGATGAGAAGTCAAAGCGCTTTGTCTTATCGCCGGGCAACCCATTGTCAAACGAGCTTATGTCTTCTATTCAAATCCGTCAGGAAAACGGTCTTACCATTCCAAACATCAAGTTGGATGGAACTAAGTCCGAAAAAACGGAGGGTAAGGAAACAGAGGTAAAAAGCGCTATCACTGAAGGGCTTTCTGAAGATGCCCTAAATCAAGCGTTTGGTTCTCTTCCCTTTGCTAAAAGCTTTGCAAACGATGTAATCGAAGCGATTAGCTTTGGTACTGTTGGAGCGCCGTATAAAGCGAGTAAGGACGCAATTACTGCCGCAGAAACATTAAACACAAGAACGGTTCAGGTTTTCCAGAAATCCGCCGACTTGAGAGAAAGCGTAACTCAACTCAACTTGTTGATTGAAAGAACGCCGACCCCATCGGCTTTCTTTACGGGGCCGGAGAAAGCAGCTAGTAAGGTAAAAGCTGTTCTCGGTATGATAGCAGACGAAAAAGCTCTCTTAGAAAAGTATTTAGAGTCGGATAAATATCCGATGGGAAGTGATAAATACATGGAAGCAACAACCGCCTTAGATAAATTAAATCAGCTTGAGGCTGGATATAAGGTGTTTAGTAACGCTTACGAAAAAACCAGCAATAGAGCCAATAAGTTGGATGCGTTTCATAAAGACTTAGGAATTGGTAAGTATAGCACTCGGAGAAAATCAGAATGACGGATGCGGTCGCTTTTGGCACACCAAGTAGTCAGGCTGTTGATTCCTCGGGAGCCGTGCCACGTCTAACTATTGATCCCATACCGGTAATCAACCCGGTAGAGTTTAATAAAGAACAGTTAGATAAGTATACAAAGCTTTTTTCGGATGAGCCGGGAGGGGCCGAGCCGATCATAGCCAAGCAGCTTGCCGAAGAAATTGCTATAGATCATCCCGGCTTGATAACTTATGAAGGGTTGTTAGACGGAACCGCTCCTTTTTTTGATGCGCTGCCTAGTCAAAAGGACAAATCCCCAGAAGAAAGAGCTCTTACTAGTTCTCAAATCATTTCTTTGTTTGCCGTGGATGAGCAAGGGGACCCTATAGAAGAAGGGACCTTCTTGGGGGGCGCAAAGCGTGAAATGTTCCCGTCTGTGTTTAGCTTGGCGGGGGCTTATGGTGGAGCTAAAGCAGGCATGGCAATGCAGGCTCCAATACCTCCAGCAGGGCCTTGGGCTCTTGCAGCTAAAGTAGCTATTCCAGCCACCACCACTGTTTTAGGTGCTTTTGGTCTTTATGAAGCAGGTGAAGCGGCCACAGATGCCTTGTTTGGGCCAGAGAAACCTGTGACCCCGGGTTCTCGTGCGGCATATGAGTCAGGTAAGACTGCGATGGGTGCCGCTGGCTGGTTGCCCTTACCGTACATGATTTCAAAGAACGTAGCTTTTGGCGGCGCTCAGTATTTAGATAACCTGACCAACGTAATAAAAAATGTAGGCCCGGTAACGGCGGCGGACATGGCAGTTCCCGGTGTGGCAAAAGCTTTGCAAACTGGTACAACACCTCGGACGGCTAGATTTGTTGCGGCTATAGAACGCTTTCTTGGCGGTACTGGCGAGGCGGCTAGAAAAGCACCGATAGCTACAGGTTTTTTAGAAACCACCGCAGGGGTAGGGGCAACTGGAGGGGCATATGTTGCAGAGACAGCAGACCCCGGCGATGCTAGCACCCGTTTAAGCGCGGAAGTTATTGGAAGTATTGTACCAAGTATAATTGGTGCGCGGCTAGTTGCAAAAACACCTGAAACGATTGCCAAGCTAACAAATGTTGTGAACAAGCTACGTAAGGGTGAGTTTGATATTAAAGGCCGTCGTCAAGGCCAAGCTGTACAGCGCATCATAGATATTCTGGAGTCGCAGGGTGAGGACGTGGACGCCGTGATAGAGCGGCTGGCGTCACCTGATTTTGATAAAATACTTATCGACGAAACAGGTAAGCCCATCACCCTGACTGCTGGCATGAAGGCAGATAGTCCCGCGCTGTTAGCTATTGAAGCGTCTTTGGCTCAAACTAGCCCCGGGTTGGGTAAGGAACGTGCCGCTAAAAACCAGCAGGCTAATAACGCGCTACGTAACGTGATTGCAGCTTTGGTTGCAACAGGAGACCAAGAAGCAATTCAGCAGGCGGCTAAAATTGCGGAAGATGTATTTAATGCAGGTAACACGTTGCGACTTACACGCGCCACGGACCGCGTTTTAACCGCTTTTGAAAGAGTAAAAGGTACAGACGCAGCAGGAAATATGGAGCTATCTCAGCGTTTGTTTGATAGCGCTATGGATACAATGCAGACGGGCCGCCGCGAAGAGCGTAGGCTTTGGAGCGCTGTAGAAGATCAAAACATAACTAGCTTTGTAGATGCTGACGGAAACGAGTTAGATCAACCCAACTTCTTAACCGCGTGGCAAAACAGTATGCCGGGGGTAAAAAATGCGGACGCTCCTATAAAAAGAAAGCTGCGTGATTTAAACAACTTTATTGAAGAGAAAAAAAATTTAATTAAGGACCGAGAAAAAATATTTGAGGCTAGACGACAGGCTGGTCGTACCGAGGTTGCTCCGGAAGACGACCTGATGCAGCCTTTGATAACAGTAAAAGAAGCCACTGCAATGAGAGCAGAGGCTCTTAACCTCGCCAGACAGTTGACCGCCACGGGGGATTTAAACGCGGCAAGAGTAGCGCATAATTTTGCCGACGGCTTACTTGATGACTTGAACAGCTTACCTGAAGGTCAGAACGCCGCCTATGACATTGCTCGGGCATACTCACGGTCCTTTAATGACACCTTTACCCGTGCCTTTGCCGGTAGAGTTATAGAAAAAAGTAAGACCGGTGCGGAACGTATGGCTCCCGAACTGCTGGCTCAAAAACTTATGGTAGGCGGCTCTGACCCAACATACCTTCGTGTTCAGCAGATTAATGACATCGGTAACTTTGCCATCCAAAATGGCTTTGAAGGCGCAGAAGACGTTGCGGCATCTATTCGCGGCACAACAGAAATGATTGTTCGTAACGCTCGTGCTGCCGCTTTTGACAGTCAGACCGGTCAAATTCGCCCAGAAGCGCTTCGCAAATGGATGGAGAGCAACAAAGATTTGCTTGATGCTTTCCCTGCACTGAAAGCAGATTTAGAAAACGCGGAGACTGCAAACGTCTTACTGCGCCAGCGTGAAGCAATGAACAAATCTAAGGAAGCAGCGCTGAAAGGCCAAACTACTTTTAGGGACCTGTTGTCGTCTACAACGGATAGCCCAACTACAGCCGTAGCTCGTGCTTTAAGTAATGGTAACCGCGCTCCTATGCGCTCACTAAACAACTTAAATGACGTAATCAAGAACGCCCCCGAGGAGCTTCAAGATAGCGCTAAATCCGGCCTGAAGTCTTCTATTCTGGAATGGGCGATGACAAAAGGCGGGGCAACTAGCCGCAGCTTTAGCCCACGCAACATGTACGACAACCTGTTCAGTAAAATACCTAACGCGGTATCAAATGTTAGCGTAGTGGACTGGATGGTGCGTAACGACATTATTCCAGAGCGCGAAGTGACTGCGCTTAAAAAGTACTTGACCGAAATGGTTCGTTTAGAAGCTATGGACGCAAACGGCACAATAGGTGAACTTGTGGAACAAGCCGGACCTATGATGGACTTTTACCTACGCATATCTGGTTCTGCTTTGGGCGCTAGAGCTCAAGGGTTGTTGCCGGGTGGTGGCGGAGCCGGTAGCCTCGTAGCGGCTGGCGCGGGTTCTAAAATGATGCGGCAGTTATTTAACAAAGTTCCGGAGAGCATGAAGCTTGATGTTATGTCCGAACTTATGGAAAACCCAGAGCTACTTGCCGCAATGATGCGTAAGCCGCGTAACGACCGTGAGAAGATGCGAATAGCTAACCGTGTACAGGACTTGCTAATGGGGCTTGTCTTTGTACCGGCACGACGTGCTGCACCTCAAGTTCTTAAGTCCGAAGAAGTTGACGACATAACTGTGGAAGAGGCTCCAACTGTTGAGCCGGTAAGCTCTATCGCACCGACAGCTATGCCTGCACCACAACCAGTTCCGGCGCAACCGGTGGCACCTCCTCCCACAACCACCCTTGCGTCGGCTACGCCTCCACCTCCGCCGCCCCCAGCCCCCGGTCCTGTAGACCGTCAGCGCTATGCGGCTATGTTCCCCGGGGATATTGCTTCTAGCATGATCCGTCAACAGGGCATCGGGAGCCTGATGGGATGATTAAGGATGTTCTTGAGCTCATGCTCAAGTCAGAAATGCATCGTGACTGGTACATTGCTGATTTAGAGAGGCTGGTGCTCCCAGCCATAGAGGCCAAGAAAATGACTGTAGTGTACGAGAACAAACTAACAGCAAAGACGGCTATCTTTCCACGGCCCACGGGCCTGTTCTCACATGCGTTTCTTACAAAGGAAGCGGAAGAAGGTTACAAAAAAGGAACCAGAAAACTACAGCCAGAAGACTGGTTTGTCGGTCCCGATGGTGGTATGCTATATGTGATAGACTTCATAGCACCGTACCAGAACGCACTGAAAATAGGAAGATTTGCACAACAGGAACTGACGGGGCGCTATCTGGAGTCATATCCATATGACGGAGCTACTTTCCTGCGGCAGATGACCGGCAGACAAGGCTATGCAACCGGCGTCCGAGAAGACATACAAATGCGGAGATATAGCTGTGTTTAAGAAGCGCTGGTTTGACGGATTGCAAGACATTTATGAAGGCAAAGACGAATTTGAAATCAAGTTCGGCTGCTTTGGTGGTGACGGCGGCCCCGCTGGCGGGGACACCACAACCACGACTAACGCCAAAGGCGAAGAAATGCAAGAAAGCAAGGCAGAGTCTGGCTTTCGTGGTGAGCAAAGCGCTGCCGCCGCTAATGCTGCTGCCGCTCTTGGGAAATCTCAGTCTAACTCTGGCTTAAACACCAGTATGGAAAGCATGAGCATAGACGACGCATTCGGGCAAAAGGCTCAAGCACCTACTGCTCAACAAGTAAGCGTTACCTCTCCCGCGGTCACAAGCGGAATACAATCTATGTTTGATATGGCCCCTACAATGACTGCGCCTACCAACCCAAATCAAGCTCAAGCTCAAGCGAAGGCCCCGGCCTTTAGTGGGTTATCTATCGGCCCGGGAACATTAACAGGCACTATCGGCCCAAATTCAATCGGACTTAATTATGGCGTGTCTTTTGCCAAAGGTGGCGCAGTGCATCAGGGTATAGGCAGTATCTTCCCGTCAAAGAGATAAGTTCTGTTTTATCATACGCATTAAGTTATTCTTATAACCAGAGCGTCGCAGCATATGGTAGAACACTTCTAGCTTACGAACATTCTTTGTTGCGGGCCAGACGGACCGAGCTATGCCGTTCAGTAACGGGTACATTTCTGGTGTAAAAAAGAAGCGGCGTATGTTTACCGGCTCCTCTGCCTTAAACCGGATGTATGCCCACACATCCCCCTCGTTTATGTTGAGCTTTGCTCCCTCCTTATCAACAAAGAACGCGCACTCAAGTGGCCTGATCCACTCACCTATGTCATAGACTCCCGGCACTAAGAAGGTGTTTTTAATAAAGCTATTCTTTACCGTTGTTGGGGTGAACACCTCAACCTCACAGGGCTGATCTGAGACAAACAAGCTGTTAAAGTTAAGGGAATAAAGCTTGTTTTCTTTGTCCCGGATGGTTAGCAAACGATGCAATATTTCAGGTGTGTAATCTCCTGTTAGGATGTCTCCATCTTCAGCGACAGTCAGGTTGTAAGACATTGGAAACGTCAGCGCGTAGGTGTTCTTGTGGTAATCAATCATAGCCGGGCATTTGTTTACGTTTGACCCGGAGGGCTTTGGAAAATATTTTATAGCAGGTGCAGGATTACCAAACTTTAACGGAGATATGATTTCATTTGGCATAGGAGACCAGTATATATTCATACCAGCCACTCCCGAGCCTCTTCGCCCAACACCTTGCCTGCTAGATTGATCTTGCCGCGCAACGCCTTCAGTATCTTTTCGTCTATAGTTCGGGGTGATACAAGGTCGATATAGGTCACTTTGTTGTCCTGCCCGATGCGATGTGCGCGGTCCTCGGACTGCAACCGTATTTCCAAATCATAGCTGTTGGAGTAATATATCATCGTGTTAGCCGCGGTCAGGGTGATCCCGTAACCCCCTGTCCGCGGCTGACCGACAAAGAAACGAAGCGGGCTGTCCTTGTCTTGAAACTCATTGACAATGGCCTGCCGTTCATCTTGCGGTGTAGCGCCGTAATAAGTTGCGACCGCCTCGGGCCCAAAGCGGTCGCGCAGGGCCGAAGATATCTGTTGAATGTCATGTGTGTACGACGCCCAAATGATAGCTTTTCCCTGTAGCTCGTCTGTGATCTCCAGTAATTCTTTTAGCCGGTTGCTTTCAATCGGCTGTATCTCGCCTTCGTCCGGCTGCAAAAATCCACAACATATCTGTTGAAGACGCATGATCTGAGTGAGCACACTAGCGGTAGTAGCTAGCTCTCCATTATCCAGTTTAGCCAGTGCCAGTTTTTTCATCTGTGTGTATACGCGCTTCTGCTCATCAGTCAGCGCAACATCACGTCTGATGTACATTTTATCCGGCAGATCAAGGCAATGCTCTTTAAGTATACGATTACTAAACCGGTCTAGCTTTTGGTTCAGTTCGTCAAGCCTGCGATAGGCCACAATCTCTTGTATAGCCCTTTGGCCGAACTGGCGCTTTTGCACCACGGCATACCGGCCCTGAAACGAATAGTAACTACTAAAACCCAAGGCATCTGGGGATAGGAACGCACATTGGCTATACAAATCCATCGGAGACTTGGTCACCGGGGAGCCAGTCAGGATGCGCTTATATTTTGCTTCCTTGGCCAGCATCATCACGTTCTTGGTGCGTGTAGCCTTGCGGTTCTTGATAGTCGTGCTTTCGTCCACGACCATGATGTTGTTGGGGTTGCGTTTTAAAAACGCATATGCGGCCTTTGTACCACGCGGCGTGGACAGCGCTTCGATGTTCATCACAAACACGCGGAGCCCCAAAAAAGGCTCATAAACCAACGCTTTCATTTCATCTTGAAACTTTTTAGAATTAGACGGCGTCCAACGAACTACGAGCCGTTTTATGTCATCCGGCAAGTGCGTAGGTATTTCACCCTGTACCCAGTTGTCATACACGCCTTTAGGCGCTAGGATTAACGCCGCGCTTATCTCACCGGCCCCATATAACGCGCCGATAGTGTCAATGGCTACCTTTGACTTGCCTGTTCCCATTTCCATGAACAGCGCATAGTACTCCGCGGCCCACGAATCTGTCAGGGCCTTCAACTGATGCTTATATGGTGTCGTTTTAAATTTATATTCCCGCATGTTTTTTCTCCTTGACTATGAGCTTATATACGATTATATAGGCATGTGTCAAGACCGGAAACGTGTCTTTCAAAAAAGGAGATTGCGATGAGCAATATATTTGACCAAATGGAAGCGGACTTTGAGTCCAACCTAGCTTCCTCAGTTGAAAAACTGGATCAAGGTGACTTGACTACAGTCGCCGGAATGGCAAGAGCAATCAGAGACAAAGAGGCAGAAGTCGCTGACCTAGAGCAGAAGCTCAAGGTAGAGAAAAAGGCTTTGCTGAAAATGACTGATGAAGACTTGCCTACCATGCTAGCCGAAATCGGTTTGACTAGCATGTCGCTTGATGATGGTTCTCAGATCTCAGTCAAGCCGACATACGGGGCATCCATCCTCGTGGACAATAAACCGAAAGCTTATGATTGGTTACGGGATAATGGGTATGACGACATCATTAAAAACACGGTTGCATGTACGTTTGGCCGAGGCGAAGACGACAAAGCGTCAGCGTTCAAAGCCATTGCGGAAAAAGAAGGCTACTTTGCGGAGCAAAAGACGGATATCCATCCACAGACGCTTCGTGCCTTTGTCAAGGAACGTGTTGAGAATGGTGACGACTTCCCAATGGAGTTATTCGGAGCCTATGTCGGACAACGAGCTATCATCAAAAGGAGCAAATAAGATGGCTGAAAAGAACGAAATTGTCGAAAAGAAAAGCGCTGAAATCATTCAGTTCGATCCAACTATGTTTGAGGCTGACGCTGGAGACGGCCTTGAAAATATGGGTCAGGATGACCTCGCGCTTCCCTTCCTAAAAATCCTTGGCGGTATGAGCAAAGAGCTAGATACTCTGGAAGATGCCCGCAAAGGTGACATCTACAACACCGTGTCAGGGGCCGTTTACAAGGGCAAGGAAGGCATCAACGTCATTCCGGTAGCCTACCAGCGGCGCTTCATTCAGTGGGCACCACTGGGCGAAGGAACGGGTGCCCCGGTAGCTATTTATGCGCCGGGTGAAAAGAGACCTGAAACTCGACGTGACCCTAGCGACAACCGCGAATATGTCGCTGACGGGTCTGGTCAGTATATCGAAGAGACGCATCAGCACTTTGTAATCGTGTTGCACGATGACGGATCTGCTGAGTCTGCGCTGATTGCCATGAAGGTGACACAATTGAAGAAGTCACGTAAATGGAACAGCATGATCTCTTCTTTGACTATGCAAGGTAAAAACGGTCCGTTCACCCCGCCACGTTATAGCCACATTTACCACCTCAAGACTAACAGCGAGGAGAACAGTAAAGGTAGCTGGCACGGCTGGGAAATGAGCCGGGTAGGTCCTGTTCAGGACTTGGGCCTTTACAACCGCGCAAAGGATTTTGCTAAGAGCATTACCGAAGGCGAGGTTGTCGTAAAGCATCAGGACGAAAACTCTGGCGGGGACGATTTCTCCGACGAAGTACCGTTCTAAACAGTTGGGGCGGCGTTTAGGTATCAACTAACGTCGTCCCTTCCTTGCTTTTGGGGGCACCATGTCTGTAGAAAAGTTTTCTGCCATATTTAATGGCCTGCAATTGGCCTATGGCACATATAAAATTGAAAAGCAGCAAGCTAACGGGAAGAACACCGGGCGGGCATCCATTGTGCGCGAACCGCGGACCACGGAACTGTGGGAAGGGCATTTAGCTGGCACTGGCCGCGCTATCGGTATTATACCTATTAACGAGAACAACCAGTGTGTCTGGGGCTGTATCGACGTTGATCAGTACCCGCTTGACCATCAGGTTCTTGTCGAAAAGATCCGTAAGCTCAAACTACCATTAGTTGTCTGTCGCTCTAAATCGGGCGGGGCGCACTGCTTCCTGTTTACCACGGACTGGGTAGACGCAAAGGAAATGCAGGATGCATTGAAGCAGATGTCTGCCGCGCTTGGTTATGGTGGCAGTGAGATATTTCCAAAACAAATTAAACTGCACCTTGACCGCGACGACGTAGGTAATTTCTTAAACCTGCCGTATTATAACGCGGAAGAGGGCCTGCGTTACGCTATTAAAGACGATGGCACAAGCGCCGAGCTTGATGAGTTCTTTGAGTTATATGAAACGCACAAGCAGACACCTGAACAGGTGATCAAGCTGCAAATATCAGAAGAGCCTGAAACATCCCCTATGCGTGACGGTCCGCCGTGCTTGCAGTTCTTGCTGAAGAACAAGATCAGTGAGGGCGGCCGCAACAACGGCCTGTTCAACATAGGGGTGTATCTACGTAAGGCGTACCCGGATAGCTGGGAAACCGAGATAATGACATATAACATGCAGTATCTTGAGCCGCCGCTACCGTTTAGCGAGGTCACAATCGTGGCCAAGCAGTTACAGAAAAAGGACTACGCATATAGGTGCTCAGATGCGCCCATCAACGCGCATTGTAACAAAGAGCTATGCCAGACCAAGAAGCACGGCATTGGCGCACTAATACAAAACGCAGCCATAGCTAACTTGCGTAAGTATAACTCTAACCCACCCGTCTGGTTTGTAGATGTAAACGGAGAGCCGTTGGAATTAGATACGGATGCGCTACTTAGTCAGCCCGCGTTTCAAAAGGCTTGTATGGAGCAGCTTAACACTATGCCTCGCACGTTAAGTAAGCAGGCGTGGGAAGTTCGTATCAGCGGTCTAATGACTGAGATGAAGAACAACGAGAGCGCTATCATAGACGTGGCAGAAGACGCTAGTACAAGTGGCCAGTTCTACGATTACTTAGAAGAGTTCTGCGCTCATATGCAACAGGCCAAAGATAAAGAAGAGATATTACTAAAGCGCCCGTGGACGGATGAAGAGTCAAACGTGACTTACTTCAGGCTAAAAGACTTTGAGGGCTACCTGAAGCGCAACAAGTTCTTTGAGTATAAGACACATAAAATTGCCCAGCGTCTGCGCGACATGGGCGGGGAAAGCAGTGTATTGCGAATAAAAAACAGAACTGTCCGTGTGTACAAAATACCTGCGTTTGAGGCGATGAACATTGAAATAAAAGCACCAAGCTTTGGAGGACAAGAGGAGGCACCCTTCTAATGTTAAAAGCAGATGGATTTAATGATGCATTTATAGGCGTCTGTCACCGGGCCGGACAACCCGATGTCATAGCCTACGATTTTGACCGGTGCGTAGCCATACTATGTGAGCGGGATCGAATGGAGCCCGACGAAGCCGCTGAATACATGTGGTTTAACGTAGTCGGTGCGTGGGTTGGGGATGAAACCCCTGTCTTCTTAAAGCTGATGAACAACATTGAAGATGTTTCGGACGAAGAACATGGAAACTAGAAATCAAAGTATTTATCGTGAGCGCGTTTTAGAAAAGCGGACGCTTCAAGCTATTGCAGACAAGCATGAAATTAGCCGCGAAAGAGTGCGTCAGATAGTTAAGGAGATAGAGGAGCGCCAAGAGATAAGGTTTCCTGAACAACCCGTATTAGTTCAGGATATCCCGTGGACTCGCAAAACATACAACTGCCTGTATAACGACAACCTGACGCCAATGCCCATAGCTGTCTTTGTCGAGTACGTTAAGCACAATGACATTCGTCGTATACCAAACTTAGGGCGTGTAACTGCTGGAGAAATACAATCTAAAATTAATAACCTCGGCTATGAAATAGATGTCTAATGGAAACTAAAATCTTTCGTATTTACGGTCCGCCGGGCACGGGTAAGACCACTACGCTACTCAACAAGGTTGACGAAGCCTTATCGGCTGGCGTAGACCCGGCGCACATAGGTTACTTTGCGTTTACCCGGCAGGCGGCTAACGAGGCTATAGAACGGGCTTGCACCCGGTTTAATTTAGACAAGTCCCAGCTACCGTGGTTCCGGACCCTGCATAGCTTTGCCCTGCGCCTATCTGGTATACGTCAGGAGCAGGTAATGCAGCCCGAGCACTACAAAGAACTGGGCGCGGCCCTCGGTTTTGATTTAAACGTAGAGCAGACCGGGGACGACGTGTTCGATCTCAGTAAAAACAACAACCCGGTCATCAGCATAATAAACCTAGCTAGGCTTCGTAAGGTGGATCTGCGTGAGCAGTACGACCAGATGCGTACTGATGAGCCGTGGAACAAAGTAAAATACATTTCTGATAGCCTCATAGAATATAAACGCCGGTTTGAAGTTTATGACTTTACCGACATGCTGGAAGTGTTTGTAAAAGAGGCTGCGGGGTTCTGTCCTCGCCTTGCCTTAACCTTCATTGACGAAGCGCAGGATTTGTCACCCCTGCAATGGGACGTGGCTCATGCTTTAGAAAAACACTCAGAAAAGATATATGCGGCGGGCGATGACGACCAAGCCATCTACCGCTGGGCTGGCGCAGATGTCGAACACTTTATCGGCCTCAACGGCGGCTACGAGGTGTTAGAGCAATCCTACCGGGTGCCTGCTTCTGTGCACAAACTAGCTGAGCGCGTAGCCCGCAGAATAGAACGCCGGGTTGTGAAGAAGTATCTGCCGAAAAAAGATGTCGGCCATGTTGAGCGCTTACCTGACCCTAGCATGATAAATTATTCGGAGGGTTCGTGGCTCGTGCTAGCCCAAGCCGCATACTTTCTAAACGATATCACGCAAGAACTGAAAAGCCGTGGCCATCTGTTTAGCTACCGCGGTAGACGGTCCATATCGGAAGCTCTCAGTGATGCCGTTAATGGCTGGGAGCAGCTTAGAAAGGGTAAACAAGTTACGGGCAGGACTGCACGAACCGTGTACAGTTATATGTCAGTAGGAGACAGAGTCAAGCGCGGATTTAAAAAATTACCAGCGCTGGCTGACGATGAGATGGTTACGCTTGATGAACTAATCGCGGACCACGGCTTAATAGAAAATGTGGATCTGGTCACGTCTATCCGAGACATGATCTGGCACACTGCGATGGACAAATTACCCAGCGCGGACCGCGCCTACATAACAGCGCTATTGCGTCGGGGTGAAAAGTTCAATGCAGAGCCTCGTATACATCTGTCCACGATCCACGGATCTAAGGGTGGTGAGGCTGACAACGTGGTTCTATTTACCGGAGTATCGCCCGCGGCGGTAAAGGCGGCGGAGACCAGCCCGGACGATTTGCACCGGGTGTTTTATGTCGGTATAACAAGAACCAAACAAAATCTTTTTCTAATTGA